GATTCCAAGTTGATCGTTATCAGAGCGCCATTCGTTCACAAATCGATGGTATTGAATGGGGCCCGATGACTGATGACGGGCGCTACGTAAGCTTTATGAAAGACGGTCGTTCTATTTCTGATGTGACCGTTGATGAAAGCGGAAAAGTACTACATGGACCCAATGAATGGCAAGGTGAACCGCTTAAGAATGTCATCGGCGAAGACATGGCAAGTAAGATTGTTGCTTCGCCTGAAAGAGGTCAGTTTTCTGGTGAAGGTCTTACGATCGGTGCCAAAGGCTTTGTTGAGTTCTATGACAAACGGTTACCAAACTTCTTGCGTGAGTATCTAAGAAAAGAATTCGGTGCAAGTACAGGTCGCACTGAATTTGAATATGACATAGGCAAAAGAGAAAAGTCATTCCCTGAGATTACAGCTGAAGTTCGTAATAAGTTCTTAAATGATGAGCTTACACAAGATCAACTTGACTCGTTAATGGAATTTGAGCAAGATTTCTTTTTTAACTATGTTAATGACATTGCAAGATCGCACGGTCTTGACCCGGACAGCGACGATGTTCAGATGATGGCTTTTAATGACGAAGGGCCTTTTGCAGGTGTTCGAGAAACTATGCAGAACTATGCGCTTAAAAAGCTAGCAGACGAAATATACGATGCGCAACCTATGATTAACCCTAAAGCCGATGTCTTCTCATTTGACATTACTCCTGAGATGTCGGAGAAAGTCAAGACACAAGGGCAACGCCTCTTTGCAGCTGCCCCAGTAGTTGCACTGCCGATGGCTCAAGATGATGAAGATAAGCGCAAAGTCTCGCCGTCTTACACTATTGCACCAGAAGCAAAGACACCGACACTCACACAGGATGAAGAACAGCAATTTCAGTCCGATGTACGAGGTACTGACTGGTTCTCGCGCTTTAAAGAGAAGTTCGGTGAAGAGCCGAACCTCGAAGATAAAGAGTACAACTACCGTGCTGCTTGGAAATCAGGTGCCAAGCCACAAGCTATTGATCAGGATGATATTCCACATTGGCCTAGTGTCACAAGCTCTGGTGAATCTCTCAAGGCACGCAGCCATCCTTCTGGGTGGATGGAAGACTACATGCAAATCACTGGGCGTGATCCGTCAGAAGGCGGTGATCTGACACCAGAACAGATCGATGCGATGAACAAGTCGCTAATGTATCGCTACGGTTTTGCCAAGGGCGGTACAGCCAATAAGATGAAGCAAGTGCTGAAGAAGATGGGTGCCGATGAATCAAAAGTGGCATCTAAAGATCTTACGACAATGCAAGACTTTCACACATCGCTAGGCGACAGTATTCGTGAGCGTGCTGCTAGAATGCAGCAACAGATGGATGCTATGCAGTTTAAGTATGAGCCTGGTCAACATGTCTTTACAGAAGACTCGGCAAGGAAGAACTTCTCGCCATTCAAGATTCTGAACAAAACGATGGTAGGGAATAACCCTATGCGTGAACCGCACCCTGATCATCCGGAGTTAGGTAAAGTAATTAAAGACCCTGTAACAGGAAAAACTTTAAGAACACCGTATGAACCAGGCTATAAAGTACGTCATGAACGCGGCCCTGATGACTGGTCGGAGTTTAACATACCTGAATCTGCAATTAAAGGTGCTGTAGACTTTGCTAAAGGCGGCATAGCAAAGAAAATGAAAGAAGCGCTTGAATCAAAGCCTTCTATGTCTAGAGAAAACAAAAGCAAGCCGTTTATCGATAAAGTTTATTCGCAATATGCGCCTCACCCATTCTTTAATACTCAGCGAGTAATTACTGAGGGAGAAGGTGAAGCTCAAAAGTTTGCGCAATTTGAACTAAAGCCCGGGTTTGGAAATGATGAGGTTTATATTGATTGGATTTCTGCTTACCCTCATAGATCAGGTATGGGATCAAGAGCTATTTCAGAATTACAGCAACATGCACAAGATGCAGGGGTAACATTAAAGTTATACCCATGGGACAAAGGTCAAGTAAGCCAAAAAGCTCTTACAAGCTTCTACAAAAAGATGGGATTTACGCCTGAAGTTAAGGGATCGAAGACGTTGGTGTGGAAACCACAAGAAACTGTTGAACCACCTCCTGAAGAATTTGCTAAAGGCGGATTAGCAAAGAAGATTCGTGAGCTACGGCAAAAAATGGCAAATGAGACAGGCGAATATAATGCTAAGCGCCTTGACCGAGCTGCTGATGAAGTTAAGAACTTAGCCGATACATTTAGTAGCGATGCACTACGTCGTGCTTTTATGGGCGATAACACAACAGGTCTTATTATTGTAGACCCAGGCAAATACGAGACGTTGGCAGCTAAGCTACCTCGTAAAGGCTATGATGAAGATGTTCATGGCGCTAGTCCACAATACAGGATTGGCGATCGACTAGTAAACTATGATGAGTACATTAAGCACTTGCAAAGCATTGCACAGAAAACAGGGTTTAGCGATGTGCCGTATCTAAATCTAAACAAGAGAGACAAAGATGCATTGCTGTATATTTCTGGGCATGAAGGTAGACATCGTCAACGTGCACTTGCCGATCTAGGTGATGCTAAATCATTAGTTCGAATTGAACCACGTGCTGCAATTCGTGAACCAATTGAACGTAGAACTAAAGAACAAGGCATTGAAGGGCTGAAGGCAGCAATTCAAAACAAACCTGTAAAATCAGAAAATGATGAAATCATTATTTTGCCTGAAGTCTTTAAACATGGCGGGAGAGTGTAATGGCTGGCAATCGCTTTACTAAAAAGCTACAGGCAATAAAGTCACGAATGATGATGGATGATGTGCCTGTAGATCCGTCAAGGCGAAAGCTATTTACTTTGCCACCTGAACAGAAGACAGAGTTATTGCCTGTGCCTCAAACGCAACAGCCTTTAGCTTCTTCTAATCTTACAGTTAAAGTTCTTAATGAACCAATGGACAGGCGAGGGTTTCTTAATAAGACTGCACAAACAGCAAAAAATGTAGCAGCTCAACGAATGCTGCCTAGTTTATCGCCACTTGCAAAACTTATTCAAGAAGCGCCTGAAGTAATTAAGCAAGTTGAACCATCCCCACCTAGTATTGCATCTACGCTACAAAAGCAAATTAACGATTTTCTTGAAAACAATTTTTATACTGACGATTTAGAAGACCAATACAGTATTTACCAGAACTTAAGCAAAGCATTAAGCCGAAATGACAGAAAATCACTTTCATTGTCATATGGGCCAATTATGAGCAAAGTTAAAAATGCGCTAAAAGGCAAAGTTGACGATGAAGAAGAAATTGATGAACTTTTGCTTTATATTGGCGATTTAAACAAGCAAATTGTTAATGGCTTAGATGAAAATAAAGCGTTTAATGTGCTGTTTAACTTTAAAGATCAAGCAGATGAGCTAGAAGATTTTCATGAAGCTGACTTAAGTAAGGTCTTATTTGAGAATAAGCACCCACCTAGTCAAATTCATGAATTTTTAGATGCAAACTACCCTTACTATGATGAAGATGTAGTTAATGAAGTACTTGAAGACTTAGCTAAGAAAAAATCAGAATAAGCTGCTGAGCTCGTTGCTTTGCCCACTCCTCTGGCACTGAAGAACTACCGGTCTTCAGAGAAGCAACGAGCTTTTTTGAGGGCTCATTGGATTTCAGGTGTCCGATGAGCCCTTCTTTTTGTAGTTCACTACAGACGGATTGAATTGAGGTGGAGGGCGCCCGATACTTTCAATTCCTTGTGCGCACTGGATACGAAAATCAGCCCACTTTTTCTGATATGCGGGATCTTCTGTTGGCGGTATCCAACCCGCTTTGCGCCACCGAATCGTAATGTCCGTAGAGCTTGGCGTATAAACGTAGTTATCACTGATTGACAGCCCATTAGTCGGTTTCTTCATAACAGATTCTAATGAAAGTTCATCGGTCATAATAGTACTATGCTGAGCCATTACGATCTCCTTATTGAATCACTTCAACGTCAGTAATTTCTTTGGCGGCTTCTTGTTGCTGTTCTTTTTCAAACCGTTGTACAAGCACCCAACCATACAGCTCATCGACTTGCTTGTATACCTGCGAGACTACACTATAGAGTACTTCAGGCGTAGTCTCTTTCTGTACTTCACCAATTGCTGCTACCATCTTTTTGTATGCTTCTTCGTAAGTCATTTTGTTTCTCCTTGGAGTTGATTAACGGATTGTTGAATGTTAGACATTAAGTCTTCATACTCACAGAGCTTTACTTTTCTCTCTTGTAAGATTTCGATAATGTCCATGGTGCTGCAACCTGCTTGAGACAAGCCAATGATGACATAGTGAAGTAAGTTAGATGCTTCATCCTTAGTCATTTGAAACCTCTCTCATCTAAGAAGTGTTTGTAAGTCTTTACTGACCTGTTGATCGATTGCTTGTGCACATCATGCATTTTTGCAACTTCATGTTGAGACAATAAATATACAACAACCTTAGACAGTACTTCTAGTGTTTGCTTTGCCCACCGATCATGTATGTCGACAAATTCAAGAAATAGCTGCTTTCGTTCTCGAAATGACAACTTAGATAGTGAGCCTCTAAGTGTGTCCCATCGTTTCATTTTTTCACCGTATGTATATGCTTCTTCTCGATTGCATCAATCTCACTTAACAAGTATTCACGAATAGAGAGATAAGAGATGCCGCCTGGGTACTCATCACGATGCAGTGGGTGGTAGAACTGTTCCTCACACCAGTCAAAGTTGTCATTCTTCTCATTAGGTGGGAAGATGTTTGTCTTGCCTTTGGCAGACTGCCGCTGGTAGAACTGATCTGATTTACGGAAGTCTACAAGCCCTTTTAAGAACGGATAGCGCTTCAGCACTTCCAACCATAGCTTCATAGCAATGATGTTATCAGCTGTGGTTTGGATTTGCTCATCACCTCGCATGATACAGTAACCAATCAAATCTTTGATTGTGCAACGGACCATATAGAAATGCTCAAAGTTACGAGGCATAATTGTTCTAGCATCTAAGCCATGGACCAACCCACTATCAAGCATGTCTACATACAGTTTTCTCGCCATTTCTGTAACTTGAATGTACCGCTTATAGAACTCTGCGTTAGCCATAATGCCGGGCTTGACGACAACACGATCATCACGCATATCTCGATCACCGTGCACTTGGGCCGCAAAACTAAACAACCTGTGGCGGATTAGGTGCGTTGTGTCAATCATGTCCATGCCATTGACCGACCAAGTAATGTTAATCGTTTCCATGGCAGTAGGTAGCAGTTCATAGCGGAAAAGCTCATCGATGGTTTGGTCAATGTCTTCCTCAGGAAACTCCCATTGAATCTTGTCATTCCATGTGTTCATCAGGAATACTGAAATTGTCTTACGAAACTCTTCAACTGTTGGTGCATGGACGATCTGCACGTCAATAGCTTCTAGCTGGTTGACGAATTCTGCTTTAGTAAGTGGCTGATTAAATTTTAGAGTTGTGTGCATCTTTTGCAGATGCGGCATTTGTTCTTTAGTTACTTTTGGCATTTTGTACTCCTGCGTAATGTTGTTCAATAAGTCTTGCGTAACCGGCGATATCTGTCCAGCTGTCAATATGGTCAGGTGTGACACTAAGACGAGATAGTTTCATGATAATCTTCGAAAAGAAGATACGTTCAAGTTCTGTTATTGCTTTACCTTGCTGCTTATAGTGGTTATGCGCAAGTAATGCCATCATTTCTGCTTCCAAGTTTGACCCATTCGTAAAATCACCGTACACACTAGCGCGTTCTTTAAGTACTTCATCAGTTGTCCGCATCTCTTATCCTCCACGGTTCTAGTTTCTCTTTTATTTTGTCCATCCTAGCTTTGCTATTGATGAACACCTCCTCCATGTACCCGGTATTGCCTAGGTTTATTTCATTCATTGCATACTGGTAGCACTGCAATGCATCTGCATAATGCACAACCAACGATTCAGGTGACTCATGGTCATACATATGGCAATACGGCTGTATTGACTCAGGGAACGACTTGATGATGGTGTCTTCAGCTTTCTTAAGTGCTTGTGCCACTTCAGGGTGACGTTTCTTTACGTAGTGGTTCACATCACTAATTTCCATTTCAGCAAGATCATGGCACAATGCAATCTTAATTGCTGTACTTGTGTCAAACATCCATACATCACGATC